CAAGTCGATATAAAAGTTTTATTAATTAGTATCATTGTTGAATTATCGAAAGATTTATTTACTCTTTCTGCAATATTAACCATCATTACTGGCTATTCTTATTGGCGTGCTGGTTTGCAAAAGATGTAAAAAATATTTTGTTGAGTTTTTTAATTTAATAACTTTTTAATTTTAATTTTTAATGAAAGCGTTTATTTTGAAATATAATCAAGAAAACAATTATAAAAATAAATTAAAGAATAGCCAGACCATATATGCAACAAAAGATGAATTAAAGGCAATTTTAAATGAGAATGGAATTAAGCGTTCCCAATATGAAAAAGAATTTAGATTTATGGATGGGTTATTAAGAAAAAATAAAACAAGGATTTCCTTGCATTCCCTTGAACTTTTATTTGAAAAGAATTTGCCAAATAAAACCACATTATCCATTTGGGAAAATAGATATGAAAAATTAAAAAGTTATTTCTATGATGAGATTATTCATATTGATTCATTTGAGGATGATACCTATGATTTGGAAATTCCGGATGGGCATTCATTTGTCAGCAATGGAATAATTTCCCATAACACAGGTGGCAAAGTTGTTGTAATATCAACGCCAAATGGATATGATAAAATATATTATGAAATATATGACCAAGCATTACGTAATGTGAATGATTTCAAAATTACAGAAATGGTTTGGTATAGAGACCCAAGATATACCAAAGATTTATATATGGTGAAGACAAAAGATATGATTCATTATCTTTTGAATAAAGAGGAATATAGCAAAGATGATATAATTGATTTATCATATGAAAATTCTTATGAGAGAGACCATCAGAGAGTTATTGAATATATTGAAGAGGGTTATAAACCATGTTCATCTTGGTATGAGGGAATGGTTAAGAAACTTAAATATGATAAGAGAAAGATATCACAAGAGATTGAAAGCAATTTCTTGGGGTCAGGGGATAATGTGTTTGATTCAGAATTATTATCAAATATTTTAAAAAATCAATTAACAAATCCCATATCAAAATTAATGGGAAATTGTTTGTGGATGTTTAAAGAACCAGAAAATGGTCATAGGTATGTTGCTGGTGTGGATGTTTCAAGGGGTGATTCGGAAGATTTTTCAACCATTCAGATTATTGATTTTGATGCACAAGAGCAAGTCTTGGAATATGTTGGAAAAATCCCCCCAGATATATTGGCAGAAGTTGTTTTTAAATGGTGTTCATTATATAAGGCATTTGTTGTTGTTGATTTAACTGGTGGAATGGGGGTTGCAACATCAAGAAAATTGCAAGAAATGAATTATCCAAGTTTGTATTATGATAATATTGACCCAGCTAATAAATGGAAGTATGATCCAAAAATGAATGAAAGAATACCAGGAATAAATTTTAACAATAAAAGAGTTCAAATGATTGCTTCATATGAGGAAGCATTGAGGCATAAGTTTAAGATTTACTCAAATAGACTATACAATGAAATGAATACGTTTATATATATAAATGGAAGACCTGATCACCAAAAAGGGCATCATGATGATTGTATTATGGCTATTGCTATGGCAACATTTGTTGCTGAAAAATCATTCCAGAATTTAGAAAAAGTAACAAATCACACAAAAGCAATGATTAATTCATGGAGTACTTTTACAAATACATATACAGAGCAATCTTTATTTTTTAACCCAATGATACCAAGTAATGGGTATAGGCAAATAAAAAATGAACCAAATGCAAATGATTATCAAAAATATAATTGGCTATTTGGTGTCAGATAAATTAAAATATTATGGACAGTAATAAAAATCAAAATTTAACAGTTTGGCAAAGGTTATCAGCAACTTTTGGTCCAAACTCATTATTAAATCAAGATGTTCCAACATATAAATTTGATAAAAAGGAACTATTAAGAACACAAAATAAGGCAGAATTTGAACGTGAGAAACTTCAAGCACAGCAATCTTTTTATTTATCAAACCAATGGGCAAAGATTGATAATCATTTATATACCCAAGCAGTCTATTATGAACCAACAAGATTGGCTTCAGTTTATGATTTTGAATCAATGGAATTCACCCCAGAAATTGGAGCAGCATTAGATATATATGCTGAAGAATCAACAACAACTGATGAAGATGGACATATGTTACAGATATATTCTGAATCAAAAAGAATAAAATCAGTATTAACTGATTTATTTAATAATGTTTTGGATATAAATACATCATTACCTATGTGGACTAGAAACACATGTAAGTTTGGTGATAACTTTGTCTTTTTAAAGTTAGACCCCGAAAAAGGCATTGTTGGATGCAATCAGTTACCAAATATTGAAATTGAAAGGTTAGAACCAGGAAGTTCAGAAAAATCACCAAACTATGGTGAAATGTCATCAAGTAATGAGTCATTAAAATTCAAGTGGAAGAATAAACAAATGGAATTTCAACCTTGGGAAGTTGCACACTTTAGAATATTAGGGGACGACAGAAAACTCCCATATGGCACATCCCTCCTTGAAAAAGCAAGACGTATATGGAAGCAATTGCTATTAGCAGAAGATGCTATGTTAATTTATAGAACATCAAGAGCGCCAGAGAGAAGAGTATTTAAAGTCTTTGTTGGAAATATGGATGATAATGATGTTGAAGCATATGTACAACGTGTTGCAAATAAATTTAAGAGAGAACAAATTGTTGATGGAAAAACAGGTAATGTGGATATGAGATTTAATCAAATGGCTGTGGATCAAGATTATTTTGTTCCAGTAAGAGACCCATCTCAAGGAAGTCCAATTGAAACATTGCCAGGTGGAACAAACTTGGGTGAAGTTGCTGATATTGAATATATTCAAAAGAAATTGGTAACAGCATTAAGGATTCCAAAAACATTCTTGGGGTTTGAAGATGTGGTTGGTGATGGAAAAACATTATCATTACAAGATATTAGATTTGCAAGAACCATAAATAGAATACAGAAATGTATGATATCTGAATTAAACAAAATTGCAATAATTCATTTATTTTTGTTGGGATTTGAAGATGAATTATCTAATTTCACATTAGGTTTAACAAATCCATCAACTCAAGCAGATTTGTTAAAGATTGATATATGGAAAGAAAAAATTGGGCTATATCAACAAGCAGTTGCTGATCCTGGTTCAGGAATTGCTCCAACATCAGCAACTTGGGCTAAAAAACATATTTTTGGTTGGTCAGATGAAGAAATTAGATTAGATTTACAACAACAGAGAATTGAAAAAGCTGCAGGTGAAGAATTAAAAACAACAGCTCTTGTTATTAAAAAGACAGGACTATTTGATAATATTGATAAATTATATGGTGTTGTTAGTGGTGCAACATTAGGTGCACCACCTCCACCTCCAGGTGGAATGGATATGGGTGGAATGGATTTAGGCGCACCCCCACCACCGCCAGCAGAATTAGGTGGAGAAGCAGAAGCACCTCCTCTTCCGGGTCCAGGTTTAGCACCAGAATCAAGGGTGAAAAATCTAAATATTCTTCTTGAGAATAATATTATTGACAATGGTGGTTATCAGTCATTAGAAAAAAGTAGAAAATCTTTAGGGGATATTGAAAAAGAATTAAAAAAGTTATTAAACTTATAATATTTATAAAAAAAATAAAAATATGAAATTTGGTAAAGTGAAAACAATTATTGAAAATGATCTTTCAGAATCAGTAAAAGATAGAAAGGTTTTTAAAGAAAATATTAAAAATTTTAAAAAACATATATTAAGTGATAAAAATTTATCTAAATTATATGTTTTATATGGAGATTTGAATAAGCCAAGGGGTTTAAGTGAATCTGATGCTAAAACTTATTTGGATGAAGGAATTGAATGGGCAAAGAAATTAATAAAAAAATCAAAAACACCTATTATAATAAATAATTCAGTTGGTAACAATCCTTATGAGGATATAGATAAATTAGTTTATGAATCAATCAATGATATTGATGAACAAATTAAAGTTAAAAGTAGGTTATTAGAAAAATTAAAGACTCCATTAGTTAGTAGTGAAAATATTATTAATATACCAATTAAATCTATGGTTAAGGTTGCAAACAATAAAATTAATGAATATGTTAATTCACTAAATGAAGAAACAAAAAAAGAAATATTGGTTCTATTAAAACAAGATAGGAATCAATTAAATTTAGATTTTAATCAGTTAAAAGAAGATGTTGTTAAGAAATTAAATGAATTATTGATTTCTGAAACAAATAATGATGTTATTGTAAAAATAAATAAGGCTATAAATAAAGTTAATTCTGATAAATTTGATATATTAAACTACTATGAGTTAAAAACTTTAAATAAGTCTTTAATTAGTTGATTTTATTTGATAATTATATTGTTTTTATTTATATTTTAATATAAATAATGAACAATAGATGAAAAATGGGAAAAAAGTTAAACTTAAATTATTTAATGAATTAAAAATATTCTATGGAACAATAGACCATATTGAATTAAAGTCAATATATATTAACATCCAATCTTGGATTAAACCAAAGGATGATAATGATAACTGGAAGAAAATAATATGCACACAATCAAGGGAAATCAAACATACAATATTTGATGCAAATGATCCTGATTTATTTCATAAATCAGCAATTGTTGATTTAGATATTAGATATAGCGGAATTAGTCTTGATAAAAAATCATTTATGAATCTTGAAGTTACTCTATTTGTTAAGGATGGTGTTTATTTTAAATCTCCTGAAATAAAAGAATTTGTCAAAAAACTAATTAAACAAGTTTACTTTAAGAATTTGTCAAAAAACAAATATTTTGATTTTTATTTAACAAAAAAAGAATTATCTGTTTAAAACAATATATTTTAATATTTATATATTAAAATATAATATGAAAGAGTTAAGAATTCTTGAAGCCAATGAAATAGGACATGGCATTCTAATTGAAATGGATGCTGGGTGGATTAATCCAAAAGATGAGTTAAACTTAAATTTAATAAGAGAAAATAAGAAATTAGATTATAGTAAACCTTTTGAGTTTTATGCTGTCTTGCAGAAACATGATGTCCCAAATAGGAATGGTAGAACATATCCTGAAAAGATATTAAAAAGGGAAGCAGAAAGATATAAAAAGATTATTGAAAAAGGTTTATCAACATCAGAATTAAACCACCCAGAATCATCCCTTATTGACCTAGATAGGGTATCCCATTTGATTACAGATGTTTGGTGGGATAGCAATGTCCTAATGGGAAAGTTATTGTTATTGACCTCTCCTGCCTTCCATGAGAGAGGCATTGTTTCAACCAAAGGTGATATTGCTGCAAATCTAATGAGGCAAGGAGTGAGCCTTGGAATCAGTTCTAGAGGGGTTGGATCATTAAAAAAAGTTGGGGAGAAAAATGAGGTTCAAGATGACTTTGAATTGATTTGTTTTGATTTGGTTTCATCCCCATCAACGCCTGGGGCATATCTATTTTCAAACAAGGAAGACAGGCATAAGTATGATGAAAAATTGGAAGAGGAAAAGAAAATTGAGCCAGTTAATAATGTATTAAAATTAATGTCAAAACTTGATAATTATCTAAAATAAAATTTAATATAAAATGCAAATAGAACAATTAAAAAGAATATTTGAATTCCTTGAAAAAAAAGAAGGAAAATCATCTATTAAATGGAAAATAATACATAATGAACCATTAA